GCCCGCACCGCAGCCCGCGCCGCAGCCCGGCCCGCAGCCCGCACCGCAGCCCGTCCCGCAGCCCGTCCCGCAGCCTGCGCCACAGCCCGCGCCGCAGTACGATGGCCTTGAGACCCTGTTGCAGCAGCTTTTGCAGGGTCAGCAGACCACCGCCCAGGCAATGCAGACCATGACGCAGACGTTGCAGGCGAACGCGCTGGGCCTTGGCATCCAGCAGCAGCCGACGGCAGATGCTACCACTGTAACGGCCCGAATTATCGACCCGACCTATGGAAAGGAAGTGAAGTAATATGCCGTTTGGTATGAATTTTGCGGACATTGCCGCAATTTTGACCGAGATTAACAAACTGGCCACGGGCCAGGAACCGACGTCGCCCATCGTGGACACGTCTAGTTTCGTTTCTGTGGCGCAGAGCACGTTGCAGACCGGCACCGACAATTTCTCTAGAGCGATCAGTCAGGTGCTTGGCCGTACCATTTTTGCCGTGCGCCCCTACGATGCGCCCCTGAAGCGCTTGCAGGTCACGGGCGACGACTGGTCGAACCATGTACGGAAGATCAATTTCTGCGACACTGACCCCGTCACCGACAAGGCGTGGGCGCTGCAGGACAACCAGAGCGTTGATATGTACGTAGTCAGCCGGCCTAAAGTCCTTCAGACAAACTACTACGGCCAGACCAATTACAGCCGCGTGTACACACAGGCTGATACCCAGATGGAGGCAGCATTCAAGGGGCCCGAGGAACTGGCGCAATTTTGGTCCTCTTTCGTGCTGCATCTGTCGAACCAGATTGAGGCAGACCGGCGCAACCTTGCCAACAACCTGCTGGCCAACCATCTGACCGGCATGACTGTGACCAGCCCCGAGAGCGTTGTGTATCTGCTCGATGAGTACAACGCCCAGCAGGGCACCGAACTGACAGTGCAGGACGTCTACAAAGAAGCGAACTTCCCGGGTTTTGCGAAGTACGCCTATGGCCGCATCAACGATATTTCCCGCCTGATGAAAGAGCGCTCCATCAATTGGCACCAGAATTGGAAGATCAGCAGCAGTACGTACAACATCATGCGGCACACTCCGTATGATCGTCAGCACCTCTACTTGTACAGCGGCACGCAGAGCCAGATCGACGCCCGCGTGATTCCCGATGTATTCCATGACAACATGCTGAAATACCGCGACGCCGAGCAGGTTACGTTCTGGCAGAACATCGACAAGCGTGAGACCATCTCCGCGACGCCGGTTGTGACCAATACCGCCGGTGTGGCAGTCAAGAATGCCGCGGTGCAGCTGTCGAATGTGTTTGGGTGTCTGCTAGACTGGGACGCCATCGGCTACACTCCGAAGCTGTCCCGTGTGGTCCCGACCCCCATGAACGCCCGTGGCCTGTATACAAATTTCTGGTATCACTACGGTTGGTCGTGGTACGACGACTTCACCGAGAACGCCGTTCTGTTCCTGATGACCAAAGGAGACGTCACCACGCCCAGCACGGGCAAAGCGGCCGGAGCCACCACCCTTAAAACCACCACGCACAAGGACGCAGACCCCTCTATGTCCTGACCAGCACCGGCGGGCGTCTGCCCGCCGGTTATTTTATAGGAGGTGCAAAATGCAAGCTACCTTTTATCAGTTCGCAAAGCGCACCAATAGCACAAAGCTGCCCAGCGGTGGGCAGGGGTTTGGAATTGACCTTAAAGCCCCTTGTAATATCATTGACCCCGAGATCAAAATTGCAACACAGAGTGACCCCACCGGGTTCAATTATTGTTACCTTCCCACGTTCAGCCGGTATTACTGGGTGAAGAACTGGACATATTCGGACGGGCTTTGGAATGCGTCGCTGACTGTTGACACGCTGGCGAGCTACCGGGAACAGATCGGCAATAGTACGGAGTATGTGGTGAGGTCGTCCGCTAAGTATGACCCTAAAATTGTAGATAATTTGTATCCTACCAAAGCGACACTCACCACTAGAACCATCCATGCAACTTCGACACCGTTTACGGATGACCCAGAAAGTGGCAGTCAAGGTTTTTTCGTTGTCGTGGTCAATGCCCCCGGGTATGTGTCCTTTGGTGGTGCAATTTATCTTGCAATGAGTGGAACCACATTTCAAAAGCTAATGGCGGCTCTTTTGCAAGATACCGATTACTTGAATATCAGCGCGGACGAGATCAGCAGCAACTTAACTAAAGCATTGTTCAATCCTATTCAGTACATTTCAAAAGCGTTTTGGATACCCTGCGGTAATACCGCTATCGGTACCCCCATCAATGATATTCCCGTCGGGTGGTGGAAAATGCAGAATATCGGGAATGCATACGTCATTCAGAATAACAATGATAAAAACGTTTTCACGTTCAGCATCTCCACCCCACATCATCCGCAACACATTACAAGGGGCGTCTATACAGACGGAGCACCCTATTCCGAGTACACGTTATATTGTCCTCCATTTGGGGAGATTAAATTAAATGCCAACCTGTTCGTGTTGCAAAGCACGTTGTATTGTAGATTAACTGTCGATTATCGCACCGGCGACGCAATACTGGACTTGTCATTTAATAAAGATTTCAACACTATTTTTTTCTCAACGTCCGGCAACGTCTCGGTACCTGTGCAGCTGGCGCAGATCGCCACCAATGTAAATGAATTGGCAAGTTTGGGCGGGCTGATTCAAACCGCCGTAGGTGCTATTGCCGGGGGTATTGAATCCTTTTTTGGCGGGGGCGATATTACCAACGGTATTGCCTCCGGTGCCCAGCAGATGACCGTTGCAAGTCAATCTAAAGGTGGAGGGGCCAGTGTTGCTAAATATGGCATCACGCCATATTTGACAGGGGCGTTTTATGATCTCGTAGACGACAACAACGAGGACCATGGCAGGCCACTATGCCAACGCGTGCAGCTGTTCAGTATCCCGGGATTCATCATGGTAGACGTCCCCGACATTGCATTAACCGCGACTGCCGCCGAGATTGACAGTGTTAAAAGTTATATGAAAAATGGATTCTTTTTAGAGTAGGAGGCATAAACGATGGCAGTATATAAACAGTGCATTACTGATGTATCACCGATCAGAGTGACCGCCGGTTATCCTGCATACAAGGATGGCAGCCCTCACCGGGGCATTGACACAGTCCACGGAGATCATAAAGCCTACGCGCCCGAGGCGGGCGTTGTGGTCGTGGCCCAGCACTGGAACGGCAGCACCTCGGGCGATCAGTCGTGGGGTAATATGATTAAAGTACGGATGGCCGACGGCACGACATGGCGGGCCGCGCACTTCGCTACGCAAATTTGGAACGTGGGCGACACAATCTCCAAGGGGCAGTTCATCGGTACACAGGGCGAAACCGGCAACGCGACGGGCATTCACACACATTGGGAGTACGCCGACGCCGCCGGAAACTTGAGGGACCCGTCCAGCATTATCAGAATCCCGAATAAGGTAGGTACATGGGACGTAGAGTGGGATAGTGGTGGAGGACCTGGCCCAGGTCCCGGGCCCGGGCCTGGCCCAGGTCCCGGGCCCGGGCCTGGCCCAGGTCCCGGGCCCGGGCCGTGGCCTACTGGCAAATTGCCGGTATGGTTGCTGTTTAAAATGGCGAAAGGGGGCCGTCTGCTGTGAGTGCTCCTTATAGTTACGAGCAAATCAACGCTCATGTGTCGCCGGTGACTCCATCCGTGATGCACACCAAAGGCAACAGCCTATCCTATTATTTCCGCAAGTATCTGTTTCTTGAGGCCGTGTCTATGGTCCGATGGACGCTCCCCGACACATGGCCCAGTAACCGATTACAGTATCTTGTGTTCGGTTCCGGCGGTGTCACGGTGTTTAACACTGACCGTTACGGCCTGGTATATGACCGAATGGGACTGACCGGCATTAACATCTTTTACAATCCCACGCACTCCATCATTGCTAACCCTTTTATTAAGGGGTCCCCGTATTTGCAGATCGGGAGGCAGTGCGAGATCATCAATTTACAGCCCGATTATCGGGGCATGGTGGATATTGTGGCCTATTATGGGGACATGATGGCCCTTGCTGCCCAGACCATCCAGAGCAATTTAATCAATAGCCGACTTGCCTACGTGTTTGCGGCAGGCAACAAAGCGGGTGCAGAATCTTTCAAAAAGATGTTTGACGAAATTATGCAGGGCGACCCCGCTGTATTCGTTGATTCGTCTTTGCTCAAAGCACCCAAGAATGGGGCATCCGGGCAGGCCCCATGGATGTATTTTGCAACTGACCTTAAAGGGAACTTCATCACCAACGAACTGCTTACAGCCCTTAAAACCATTAAAGCACTGTTCGATACCGAGGTAGGCATCCCCAACACGAATACCAGCAAGAAAGAACGGATGCTAACCGATGAAGTCAATTCAAACAACGTCGAAACAGCTGCCAAAGCGTCGCTCTGGTTGGATAGCTTGCAGCGTGGGTGTGAGCGGGTACACAAACTGTTTGGAATTGACAAGTCTACTTTGTGGGTTGACTGGCGTTTTCCGCCCGATACTAATACGCAGGAGGTGAACAACGATGCTCGCGACCTTGAGCTTTAACGGGTTGTTGGCAGGTTATCCGGAGCTGTTCGATGATTTGAAAGTCCCTGACAGTGTATCTAAAGATACTGTCTGCAATCAATTACTGTTTGATACTCTGGAATTGGAAGTACTGTATGCGGACGGCCCCACGATGCGCCGGGCGCTGGGCGTCTATTCGGAAACAATGCTCCCGAGCTGGACCCGGTACGCTGTTGCCCTGGGTCTTGAATATGACGCCTTGGCGTCCGATGACCGAACCAGAACAACCGATCATGCAGGAACCAGCGGCGGCACAATCAACCGCACTAACGGCATAAAGGGAACGACTACACGAGCGCCAAACCTGACCACGACTGGCCAGAATAACGGCAGTGACAGCACCACCCGGGACGTCACGGGGTTCGACAGTGGGACATTGCAAACCGCAGAGAGGAGCACAACGGCCCTAGGTACTGGGAACACCATTACCAGCAGCGGCACGGACACAACCACCACCGATCAGACAACCACCGATAACAATACCTCGGAGTTGCACGACGGCTACAAAGATACCGTGACCGAGAAGGGCCGGGCAGGACGAGACCCTCAAGACCTTATTGCAAAAGAACTGTCTCTTACAATGGAGAACGCCGTTCATAAAATCGTTACGGACATTCGGGCAAATTTTTGTTTGCTGGTTTACTAAGGAGAGACGCAATTATGAATATCAATCCTATTCACAAAACACCCTACACCAATTTCCATGATCTCAACCTTGATTGGATTATTGAGGTGCTGAACGAATTTAACACCAAATTGACGAATTTCGTCAGCCTGGCCACGATCAAGTACGCGGACCCCCTACAGTGGGATATTACCAACCAGTACGAGGCAAACACCGTTGTAGTGGACAGCAACGGCAACGCGTATCTTTCCGTGCAGCCGGTGCCGTCCGGTGTGTCTCTTGATCGTGTGGAGTTCTGGACAAAAATCGGCAATTTCGACGAGCTTTGGGCCGATGTAAAAAAGGCCATTACTCCCAACGATGAGGGCCACAGCCCCACCGCCACAGCTGCAAGAGCTGTCAACGATCTTGTATGGGTCAATGGGGCGCTGGTGCGCGTCACAAAAGCAATGATTGCCGGTGATAGCTACGTACCAGGCTCTAACTGCGTGAGCAGCTCCACAAATGAAGTTTTACACTACCTCGTCAATGCGTTTACTGATGGTCTGAACGCAGAGCAAACGGCCAGAGAGAACGCCGACACGCAGCTCCAGACGGCTATTAAAGAAAATAAAACGGCCATTGACAACGAGCAAACAACCAGAGAGAACGCCGACACGCAGCTGCAGACGGCCATTGACAACGAGCAAACGGCCAGAGAGAACGCCGACACGCAGCTACAGACGGCCATTGACAACGAGCAAACGGCCAGAGAGAGCGCCGACACGCAGCTGCAAAATAGTATAAAACAAATGCAGACATATATCTCCGCCCCCCTCGCAGGTATTAAAGCTAACGACCAGAGTGCAGCAGCACAAAATACATCAAAGCTGCAGCAGCTGTTGGATGCCGGACAGACAGTATATTTTCCTAGCGGATCTTATTATATGTCGGCGGCCCTATATATGAAAAGAGGTTGCGGAATAATCGGCGAGAACATGCGCGACACAGCCATTATATGGATCACCGCCAGCAATGGAATTATTTATGACCTCGAATACAAGGCCCCCAATACATACGATAACATTTATTTTACGATTCGTATCGAATCGCTGGCACTTTATGGAGTAGGGGCCACCAACGGGGCAGGAAGTGGCATTTATATCCGTAACAAAACATGGATGGACACGGCAAAACAAAATCACGATGTATATCGTAAGATCAAGGGCGATTCCTATGCGCTGGAGTGCCGCAATAGTGTTATCAGGGACATTATCGTCTCCGGGTGGTCCATTGGCATCAATTCGAGCTTATATATTGCATATGTATCCGTTATCAATGCTTTTGTGGATACCTGCGATTTGGGAATCGACGCGAAATTTTCTGATTCGGAATTATGTAATATTGTAGTAACTTTTTGCTATAATGGCATTTTGTGCGAAACCGAGGCAAACAAATGGTGTAACCTGGCGATTAAGATGAACGGTTGGCGCGCCTCTTATGATGCCACACACACCATTACAGGGTCGATCGCCTTACATTTGTATCACGCAAAACGTGAACTATTTTGCAACACCGAGGTGCAGGAGAGCTACGCTAACGGAGTAGTCGTCGAAGACACAAGTAACAGCATCGTGTTTTCCGGGCTACTGCTCGATGCAAATGGATTTAAGGTTCCTGTAGGAACCGAGGCAAATAATATTGGCATCCAAATACTGGGGGGTTCCTACAATATTCGGGGCACAGTCCTTGCTACAAACAAAAATGATGTAAAATGTCAGCGTGTCGGCATTTATGTATCACCCGATTGTGGCAATATTGATCTCCAATATGCCGAATATGAACAACAGATCAGCGCCTGGACCCTTGGCCAGAATACGTGCCGTAGCATCACAACAGCCAGGATAAACAACATTACAAAACTTACAGCCACCAACTTTACGAACGGGGCTGATGCAAGTTTTGCATCTTTCGATGGCCGACATCTGCATATTGCAATTCACGGCTATTTCATCGCTGATGTCCCTACAGGCACAAAATTTTCAGTTGCGTCCGCGTTTGGTGATATACCTTTTGCAACACTCCCCGGTAACGTTTTCAGAGATATTTATCTGTATAATTCTACCGACAACGTACTTGTGCCTGCATCCTATGATAACACTACCGCAAGTGTTATCATTAAAGCCCCTGTGCCAACCGCTAAACAAATCAACTGTGAAATTACATTTGATATGCTTTAATATCTTGTAATAGTTCCTATTTAGTACCCACTCCCCTACCCTAAGGGGCGTGGGTACTATATTTTGTGTCTATTGACATTTTGCACAAAGATTGGTGCGTCGGGGAAGAAATTTTTGTGCAATC